TACAAACCCAACTATGCTGATATCAATACGGCTGTCAAGTCGTGTGGGAATGCTCGCTTCAACAAAAAGACGAAGGAGTGGGTCATACCATTGAGTGCAGGGGTGCAAGTAGCCCATGCAGTCAAACCACACTACCCTAAACTCAGCAATGCCCTGATGACTCGCCCTGAGGTCGTAGAAGCACACGAATACACAGCAGAGAGAGTGATGCTAAGCAGTGCTGTCGATGCAGAAATCATGTGGTTGCCTGGTTTGAAAGGCGTGGACGAAGTGAGACCCTACCAATGGGTAGCACCTAACATGTTCGCTACTGGAGGACAAAACAGACTTCTCCTCGGAGACGAGATGGGTCTAGGAAAGTCCTTACAGGCTCTCCTTTGTGTCCTATCTGGACAATATGAGAGAACTCTGGTTGTGTGTCCATCTGTAGTCAAGGTAAATTGGGCTAATGAAGTTCAAAAGTGGACTGACTTGAAACCCACCATAGTCACTGGCAGGAAAGGGGAGTACGAGGTTGGAGATATCACCATCATCAACTATGACCTACTACAACACAGAGTCCAAGAGTTGCTAGAGGATGACTACCAATGTGTGGTCTTCGATGAATGCCACAACATGAAGAGTCCGAAGGCTAAGAGAACGAAAGCAGGTAAAGAATTAGCCCGCTGGCCAACCGTAGAGGGAGTTATCTGTATGTCAGGAACCCCTATATTGAACAGACCAGAGGAAATATTCACTTCACTCAATATGCTGAAACCAAGTACTTTCTCAGACTTCTTCATCTTCGGAAAGAAATACTGTGCTGCTATCCACAACGGATATGGCTGGGACTTTGGGGGCGCTAGCAACATAGAGGCTAGTGAGGATGGGACCACTGTTCCCCTGAACCACCTACTGAAGGACATCATG